GGTCGGAAGGAAAAATAACTTTGCAGTTCCATTTTTGTACCAGAATCGGCATCAATTTTCATATGTACTGCATTGATAGGTTCGACGTTCACACGTTCCATTGTATAAAAACTCCAATAGTATAGCAATGTATACCATTATTTATATCAATAGTCACCAGCTTGAAATTTCATAATATCAATCATGTTCTTGATAATAAAGTTGCGTGAATGAACTGTCTTAACGATATCCTCAAGAAAGTGAGCACGCGTTGAATGGTAGTCAATTTTGAGACTAAGGTTGATGATTTCTTGATCCTGCTGAATGTATTTGTCAAGGTCGTTCCGAAGGACTTTCTTTTGAAAGGGTTTCCAACCTCGATCCCGTAGATCTTCCTCAGCCATACTGCCGTCATAGAACTCACGCTTTGCGTGTTCAAGCTCTTTGTAATCGTGCTTTAATTTTTTAACACGCAATGCCTCTTTATAAAATAGAGAGTAGTACTTTGCGTGTAGCTCAGGAATGCGTTGGGATTCTCGACCAAGGTTTGTTTCGTCAATTTTACAGTCTTTTGACCAGATTTCGGATATATCGTCTGTGCTCATAACAGCCTTCTCAATTAAACATTTTATAATCTATTCTACAACAGTTCGACGTAAATGTCAATAGTTAAATTTGCTCAATCTCAAACGTATCGTATCTAAATGTTGCTGTTGCCTCGGGATATTGAATATCTGATGCTGCAACACTCAAGTTGATTGAAGACAAAGATACTGGGAAGCAGTTCTTTAAGGTCATTTTAATAGACGGGTTTTTGTGGCTGTTATGTATGACAACAGATATATCAGATACAGTACCGTCTTTTGTACCTTCAAGATTTTTGTATTGGTCAGTTGATTCTGGAGAACCTAGGCCTTCAATCCAACGAAGGATTTCAAGGTAATTATTCATGCGTTCGTCAACAATGAATCCTAGATCAAAGTCCGCATACGATATACGGTCGCCAGTACCATATAAAGTTGTAATCGGTGACTGCACAGAAACAGGGTTCATTGTTAATGCAGGTATAGACGCACGTTGAGTAAAAAATTCAACGTTTGGCATCCTAGAAACCGTAACAACAAATGACGTTGGTGCTAAATAATTCGTAATCATATCATTTTCCTATTGACATATACTTCATTCTGTATTAGTATATATTTATAAATACTGAACAACATTACCAAAAGGTAGACAAAAAATGACAGACGACTATCGATGTATAGCGTTCGATGATCCCTGTGACGATTGTACTCATTGGATCGGTCAAATTTAACTATTGACATATCCGAAAAACTGGTATAGAATGGTTTAATAATTATCTCAATGGAGAACAAATCTTGAGTGAAGACTTTAAAATTTTAACCGCGCGTCAACACGTTCGTGAACGTATTGGCATGTATATGGGTTCAAGTGCCGAGGAGAAGGTCGAACGTTTTGTGATGGGCGAATGGAAAACTGCAAAGTATGTTCCTGCTTTATCAAAAATGGTCGATGAAATTCTCGACAACTCAATTGACGAAGCAATTCGTACTAATTTTAAATATGCAAACAAGATTAACGTTTCTGTAGATAATAATAAGGTAACCATATCCGACAACGGACGTGGTATTCCGCAAGAACTCGTTTATGACGAGACAACCGACAGTAAAATTGCTCGGGCAACTGCCGCATGGACTCGTGTGAATGCAGGTACAAGCTTTGACGATAACCGTGTTACGATCGGTACCAACGGCGTCGGTTCAGCTGCAACCAATTTCTTATCTTCAAAGTTTGTAGGTAAGACGTGGTCAAATGGAACAATGCTTACAGTTGAATGTAAGAACGGTGCCGAGGATATTCGTGAAAAGAATACTCCTAAAGATGGCAACGGTACAGAGGTTTGGTTTATTCCTGACTTTGAATTGTTTGAAGCAGACAGTTTATCAGAAATGGATACTGTTGCATTAATCGAAGATCGTCTTATTAGTTTGCAAATGGCATTTCCTGAAATTGCTTTTTCGTTCAATCGTAAACGCATTAAGGTTAACAACCTCAAGAAATATTCTGAACTGTTTGGTATAGATGCTATTGTTGAAAAGACCGAAGACCTATCATTCTTTATTACATCATCTGAGGATGGCTTCCGCACGAACTCGTTTATCAATGGTGTGAATACTCGAATGGGTGGGACATACGTTGACTTTGTTGTTAATGGTATGGTTGATGAATTGGTCACAATGATTAAGCGCAAGCACAAGATTGAGGTTGTTAAGTCGACTATTAAAAATGGTCTTACCTTTGTTATGTTTGCTCGAAACTTCACAAATCCGAAGTTTGACTCTCAAACAAAAGAGCGCTTAACAAACCCAATGGGTAACGTACGTGATCACGCAATTGCTGCGGGAATTAAAGATGCTCAATTCTTTGCTCGTAAAATTCTTAATACTCCTTCAATCATTGATCCAATTATTGAGGCACAGCTTGCTAAAAAGATTGCTGCCGATAAACGTGCAGCGACGTTGGCACAAAAAGGATTGCGCAAAGTTAAGGTCGCAAAACACATTGCAGCTAACAAACCTTCCGCAACTCTAAAGATCGTCGAAGGTGATTCGGCAATGGGTTTCTTGTTGAAGGTTCGAGACGCTAATAAGGTTGGTGCATACCCGTTACGTGGTGTGATTATGAATACGTGGGATATGAAACCTGCCGACGTATTGAAAAACAAAGAACTGTCAGAATTGGTTGCTGTTCTTGGCTTGGATATAAATAATCCTAATAGCGTGGACAACATTAATTATGAAAGCATTGCCACATTAACTGATGCTGACCACGATGGTATCGGACACATTAGCCCATTGCTAATTGCTTTCTTTTACAAATTTTGGCCACGGCTATTAACCGAGAAACGTGTTAAAATTACTCGTACACCTATTATGATTTCAACACAAGGAAGTGAAGTCAAATGGTTCTATACATACGAGGAAGCCGCAGCATTTAAAGCTGAAGGCAAAAATTGGAAACATCGTTACATCAAAGGACTTGGTTCATTAACCGAAGAAGAGTATGATACCATTATCAACAAACCACAATACGACACCGTGACTGTTGATGATGCGTCAATTTTTCAAATGATGTTTGGTAAAAATTCTGAACTACGAAAACAATATATGATGGCATAGGAGGCCCTAATGACAGACGAACGTAATAACGCACTACAAGAAACAATGATTAAAGGTATGAGAGCACATGCCCACGGGCACATTCAAAAGCATAAGGTAAACGTTGAGGTATACTTAAACAACCCAGCGGGTATTGGTGAGCACCCTGATGTGTTTGAAGCTATGGAACAGGAAATCCTTGAAATGGCAAAATACCAAGACGTTCTTGATATGCTCGATAAGTATTTCTCATGATAGGAAAAGCGCCAAAGGTAATACAACAGCAGCGGCTTAATATATGCCATATGTGTCCTGAGTATTTTCAGATGACGAACATGTGTTTAAAGTGCGCCTGCGTTGTTCCGCTCAAGGTCAAGTTCCTTAAAGCCAAATGCCCATTACATAAGTGGGGAAATGGTTCAAAACAAATGCGAGAAAAAGAAAATAATGGTTGACATTCGTATTATTCTTTGATAGAATAGTACTATAAATTGAAAAAGGTTTGCTATGAGCGTACTAAATTTTACTACTGACTCTAATGAGTATCCTATTTCAAAGGTTGCCTCACAAGAGTGGTTATCCTTTGCTATGTATACGGTTGAATCACGTGCTATCCCAAACATGATTGATGGCCTGAAACCCGTGCAAAGGTTTTATCTATATTCGTCGATATTGAACTCCAAACGAGATTTCAAAAAAGTCTCTGCTGTTGCAGGTATCATTTCCGATTATGGATATAACCACGGTGAGTCGTCGGCCGCAGGGGCGGGGCAGCTCATGGCTGCGTCGTGGAATAATAACATCTGCTTAGTTGAAGGCCGTGGTTCGTTCGGTACTCGACTGGTCCAGGAAGCAGGTGCTCCACGTTATGTCTATACGCGATTACATGAGAACTTCAACAAGTATCTCCGTGACGCTGACCTCGCCCCTGCACATGTGGATCCAGAACACGAACCACCGGCGTTTTATTTGCCAGTCATTCCTTTGGTTTTAGCAAACGGAACCAAAGGTATTGCAACTGGTTTTGCTACAAACATACTTCCACGAGATCCTAATGCACTTTCTGGTGCTTGTCGTGAATACTTGTCGAGTGGTAA